ACAAGCTTTTTAAGAAAGAACTCGCGCTGCCCAGTTATGGGGTTAATAGAGTTTGCAGCTGAACCTACCGTATAACGGTCCATGTCCACGTTTGAACGTTGAAATGCGTTTGTTAGCTCGCTAGCCAAGCGTGGGTTTTCTTCCAGCAATTCAGGAGAAACCGCAATCTCTCCCGTTTTCATGTGAACAAGCTCACTATCACCGTTTCGGCCCATTTCAGCCATCCGGTTGCCAATGTCCGTCATAGAGTTAATGCCGCTCGGAGAGCCAAACGCTAGTACATTGTCGCCTATTTCGTCCATGTTGGACTCTAAAAAAGAGGCCAATCCGCCAGACGGCATTTGCTTTAAACTGTTATACTGCATGTCAGACTACCTTAACTTTTGTTCACCTTAACAAAAAACTTTTACGGTTTCCAGAGATTGTTCGCACCTAACTTCTACATAACTCCACCGTCTGCGGATTGTGGCATTGTAACGGTGATCTTAGTATGCCGCTTAGTTTCATCTGTCCATGACTCACCGCAATCTGGGCAATTCCCGTCTGGATACGAGGCCACTTCTTCGGGCGTGTCTACCACGTTATCGCAGTTGTGGCACTGCAACTTGTCTTCGGATGTGGACGGTCTCCACTTTGAGCCGTCTGACATTGTAATAACTGTATCACTCATAAAGCACCTATGTAGTAGTAATTGCGACTGTACCGACCTGACCGACACCTGCCGAGCCTCGAAGATGTGGCGCGTTAAGTTGTGTAACCATAACATAGCCACCGTGGTTAAATATACCCCCCAGTTCCAGACCTGAATCGTCTGTCTGCAAGTTTGTAAACACACTGAACGTATTTCTCCCCTCACCGGGGTTTTGTGCCTGAGCCAGATATACAGAGAAAGCTCGCACCACTTCGGACATGTACCGCTGATCGTATGCCTGCGGTGCAATCGGGAAGTATGGGACTGGGGCTTCTCTTGCGGACATTACCTGCGCCCGTCCTGTCTAACATCCATGCGAGGAGAGCCAAGCCGCCAAGTCATACCTGTTTCATTGGAGTCTACACGCAAAGCCATTGATCTTCCGCGCAATCTTATGTTTGCTTGATTGGTAAACTGCTCTACAGGAACAGTAGCCGTCTTTGTTACTACGCTATCATCTTCCTGTAGGTAATTCCCGCCGGGGAAGTTCCTTGCCTTCATCGTAAACGTAACCGACGGAGAACTCACAGTTGAGTCCCGAAACGTAACGTCTGGAATGATTCGGCTTACAAACGAGAAGTTGTTGCCGTCCCCAATATCAAACTGACTAGACTCAATATAAGCCGATATTGCGGCTGCGGGGTTTTGGCTCCCATCATCAAAGCCATTCTCATGCGTATATAGATATCCATCCAACCCTGCCGCAATAGGGTTTTGTTCAAGACCACGGTCAATCCACGCGCCACGAGCTAAGGTGCCGTAATACCAGATGTTCTGTTGGTAGTTAAAAACAACATAGCGGTCTACATTAGCACTATCGGCAGAGGGGTAATACCACCAGACTTCAGAGAATGACGTATTAGATGCGGCAAATACTTTTTCAGATTGGTTCTGATTAAAATCAGAAAAGACGTAATCACGCACGGTGCAGGGTAACTTTTGAACTGCGCCGCCATAAGCATAGAACTCGTTATTACCCATCCAAAATACGTTATCTTCGATTGCTATCGCAGAGTTGGGACTTGCTATTGTCACGTTCTCTGAGATCATGTTGATCCCAAATGTAAACGGTGGTCCTAAGTACTGCATTACATGCAGAGATGCGTCCGTGAATACTAATATTTGCTGACGGGTCTCAAGTGCCGTAACAATTCTTGACCCAGAGCCGATAAGCAAGTCTCCCGCAGTATTGGTTGTTGTTGGAGTCCAGTCTGCGGCGTTTTCCTGATCGGAGAACCTTATCAACAAGGGGTCTTGTACTGCACTACCGAGGGGGTTTGCACCAAAAGCAATAACGTGCCTGTCAACATCAGAGACAATAACCTTAGCGGCAACTGTTGGAGTGTTGCTGGCCCCGGAAAGAGAACTTAATGGAACGGCTCTTGTAGTTAATGGGGATACTACTGATGCGTCCCAATAATAAATACCCCCATTATACACGTTTATTATTAGGTCTTCCCCGAAGTTATCGTGTGACCATAGGCGCAATGTATCTGTTAAAGTATCAATAACCGCCGCAGAGTTCCAAGCACCGCGCGACCAAGTTCCAGCACCCCAGCCATTGCCAAACACAGAAGTATCGAGGCCCGTGTTGATCTGATACGCGCCTACGACAGAGGAGCCACCATTCCCCGAATCAGAACTGTTTGCCGTAACGGCAACGGGAGTATACTCACCGTCAACAGTAATAACGGCAACGCTGTTTACTTCTCTGGCTGTTATTGTGTAGCTGTTGCTATCCACAATAGAGTTGATTTTATACTCTTGGTTTAAAACATCCGCCGTAATTAACCCACCTAAAGACACCGCGCCGCTAAAGGTGACAAAATCTCCTATCACCGCACCGTGGTTTGTATCGGTCACAGTAATTGTAGACGAGCCGTTTGATGCAGCAAAGGTTACATCCCCTGCCGAGGTCGTTTCTCTGATAGGAGTAATATCGTAATAACCCTGACCCTCTTCGATGTAGTACTTGTCGCTCGTGCCAACGCCTAGATAATTATTTAAAGCAATCGTTCTCCACGGATGCAAGGCCCGACATGACCCAAGAAAAGACTTAATACCCAGCTTTGTCCATCCACCAATCTTCTCGGGATAACCCATGCGAAACCGCACTTTGTCCATGTCGTACCAACCACCTTCGTTGCTATACGAAGTGGATTCTCTGTTGATACCGGGCTGGAACTGAAGTTTGGTTAACGGCATTTGCGCTATCCTTACGGTTTAGTAGGCCAGTCAGCCTCGTCCAAGTGGGGCCAGTTAGCGTGGCTTGTGATGTCACGGAGGGCTTGGCGATACGCTGTTTGTGCAGAAGTCATAGTCAAGTCAGATGATGCCCACCAGTCTGTTTCAGCTATAAGGCTATAACGAACATCACGATTGCTATTAGCTGCCTGATCGTCATATGCCTGCACTTCTTCAGACGTTTTGCTCTCTACTGTCCAACCTAAAGTCCAACTGCCATCAACTAAAGTTGGTGACGCATCCTGTATGGCCTTTTGTGTGCGGTCATCGACACTTGGCACATCAGCAAGTGTGACGGGGTATACCCCCCAGTCAGCAAGCATCTCCCCGCTAGGAGTTTTCGGGAAAGATGTATTCGGGTTATCACGGCGCAGATTGCCAAGCGTGTAAGGATATTGCTCTACTGCCCCGCTTGATACTTTAACGTACATTGTGTTTCCTTTCGATTACTCTAAAGTCTCGTCGTCAATAGTCCACGTTATCGCAGAGTTTGTCGTCATTGACGCACTCGACGTTGTGTAGCTTCCAGCATTCAAACTTGAGCCCGTGGAACTGGTGTAATAAACTGGATTACTTCCCGCGTTTGTCATAGAAGTGCTTTTAATTACAAAATTGCCAAATGTCCCAGTAATTGATCCATCTTTTGGTAGCTTTGCAATGATCCGCTTTTTGGGACTTCCGTCATAAATAAACCCTGCCGCAATAACAGCATCATCTGTTAACACCATATTACCATTAAAGAAGCCTCCCTTACTGTTGTAGACAACTTGGCGAGTCCAATTTTCTGACCCATCAGAAGGTGAAATACTCATAAATGTTGGAACAGAGCTACTTGTAGCCGTATTTGTTGTGTATCCGCTTAAAAACACGTCAGTATCATCCGTTTGCACATCTGAATACAAAAGTGGACTTGAACCTGTAACTTCATCCCAATTTAAGCCCCAAGAAATACTGCCGCCATTATCCGGGAACTTAACTATCGCTGTTCCAAATCCGCTGTAAGCACCCCCTGCAACATAACAGTTGCCACTACTGTCTATTGCTCCAGTAAATCCCGTAAATACTTGAGAGCTACTAGAATATCCAGCGACACCTTCCCAATCAAATGCTGAACCTGTGGTGTTTAGAACCATTGCATAAGCACGAAAGTTTGGGGGTGAGCCATATCTAACTGCACCAAACAAAACAATCTCGTCATTTGGCCCGACAGCCACTTTACGCATTGTGGAGTTTTGATTGAACGGCCTTGGCAATACAACATTCCGAACAGAAACAGCGGCAAGAGTGCTTGGATTTACCCGCAGAACAGTTACGTTCACACCACCAGTGATTGGACTTGCCGCTGCATAAACTAACGTCCCATCACTTTGCACGCCAGTAGCTGTATAATCGCTGAAAGCCATCGCCTCACCTTGACCCAAATCTGTGACAAGGGTTGTAGACCCATCTGAGGCACTTAGTTTATATGCGTTTACTCTCGTTCCACCCAACTGCATCGCAAGCACAATTGGGTTGTCGCTACTGTCAAATTGTATACCAAAGGCCGCAGAACCTTGACTGTTCACGTTGGATGGCCTTAGTCTCTTTCCCCATTGAAATGTGCCTTCAGGATCAAACTTTGTTACAGTTTGACCTTCTGTACTGTCACTATACCCAGTAACTCTTGGCTCCATGAAATATACGTTTCCACTGCTATCAACGGCAACTTTCTGGTTTTCATCGCCGTAACTCAACGCCGTGTTCTGCAAAACTGCGGCCCAGTATGTTTCCTCGCCAGCCGCAGAACTAAATAGTGTACGCTTCCAGCTAGACATTATACAGAACTCCCTACATACACACCGTAAAGTGTTGAAGATGTTTTATAAAAAACTAAGGTGTCATTTGCCGTCAGCGTTGGGGCATTGTTCCCACCCTTAGAAACCCAAGTTATAGTTGGGAAGGTAACAGTATAAGATGATCCGTTTATAAGCGACAAAGACATACTCTGACCGCTTGATAAACTGTCGGTAAAGGTGACATTGCCGCTCAATGTCTTAACCTGCATTGTCCCGTTGTTGGGATCAAGCGCAGTGCCTGTTAAAGTAAAAACCGTTTCAATGGTTGAGTTTGAAAACTTGACATCGCCGTTTGCATCCGCAGTGACGACCTTGCTGGCCTGAGATGTACCAAGCGTTGTGATGTCGTTGTAGTTCAACTCCGCAGTGGTCGCCGTAACGCCATCAAGGATGTTTAGCTCCGCAGTCGTGGATGTTACTCCGTCTAGGATGTTTAACTCGGCGGTCGTAGAAGTAATCCCGTCGAGGACATTGATTTCCGCCGCCGTAGCGGTAAGGCCCAAGTTGGTCAGAGCCGTTGCAGCACTTGCCAAGTCAGAAAGGTTGTTGGCAGAGGTAAGAAAACCAGACAAATCAGCAGTAAGGCTGCTAACAGCAGCACCTGATCCGGCACCATCGCAGTAAATAATGTCTGTTGCTCCGTTAGCAACGGTCACATTAGAACCAGACCCCTGACTGATTATAACGCTCTGACCAGAGTTGTTGACAATAAAGTACTGCTTGCTCTGGTCGTTAGGATTGACGGTGACAGTGTTTGTCCCGCTTGGAGAACCGCCAAACACAAGAACCTTGTATTGGCCCTCGGACAACGCACCGTCTGAAGTAGACAATGTATGCGTGGTCCCAGAAAGTGCAATTGAACCTACACCGCTCGTAAGGCGGTCAACGATCTGAAGGTTTGTATTTGTGGTATCGCCCCATGTGCCGGATTGTGTGCCGTCAGCTATGAGTTCTATGCCTGTATTGACTGCGTATGTACTAGTCATATCTTTCCCTTATGCCGCTATCTCGGTCCATGCAGTACCCGGATTTGGAACTATTCTACCCCATACTAGCGGCGCTGTCACGCCACCTGTAGCAGATACCCCTGTTGGAGAAACTACCGCTGTGCCTGTAACTGTAACCGTGCCTACACCACCAGCCGCCTGTAGACCCGTTGGTATGACATTAACACCCCCCGTAGCGACTACTGCGCCAGCCGCGCCTGTACCAGCAATCCCTGTAACAGTGACATTTGAATCCGCAGATATTGCGACACTGCCTACGCCACCCGTAGCGGCTATGCCTGTAGTAGGTACATTGGCTGCGCCAGTAACTGTAGGACTACCAATGCCGCCTGTACCAGCCACACCGGTTGGGAGGACAACGATACGAGGCGTTATAACAACGCTGCCTACGCCGCCTGTGGCAGCAATCCCAGTAACGGGAACTATAGCTCCTCCGGTTGCAACTACGGCACCAACGGCACCTGTACCAGCCACACCTGTGGGAGAAGCCACAACATTAGAAACGTGACTAGCTTGACCGACCTGACCTGTGCCAGCCACACCTGTGGGGGAAACTAGAGCGTTACCGATAACCGAAGCTATAGCGCCAACTTGGCCTGTACCCACTAAACCTGTGACGGGAACACTAATAACATTTTTAGCGACAACCGCGCCAACCTGACCTGTACCCGCTACACCCGCAACACTGACGGCAACATCAACAACACCTGTGTCGCTGAAACTTGTCTGTGAAAAAGATGTAAAGCCGAACATTAGTTATCCCTTACGCATACGCTGCCGCAGATAGTACGCCAATCCAGTTGCTTCCACCATCTCTAGTGTAAAATACATATAGGTTGCTTGCGCCACTTGCAGGTGCGTCTGGGGCTGTACCGCCAGCCCAATCCACGGTGCCGGGCCATGTGAGAGTTGAACCGTTGCCCGTTACCTGTAGAACAAAGCCTACGGCACGACCAGAAGTAACCCCGCCAAAAGAAAACGTAGTGTTCCCTGTCATGGTGAGGCTAAAACCACCCGCATTATCTGCATCAGGGGCAGGGGAAGTACCCGACAGAGCGTCATAATCCTCTTGAACGCTTTCAGCGAAGACAACACCAGAAAAGGATGGCGAGGAAGAAACATTAAGGGTAACTGAACCTGACGATCCGCCACCAGTTAAGTTAGTACCCGCCGTGACGCCAGTGATGTCGCCAGTATTTGTGGTATAGCCAGCACCGTTTGTCAGCTGGTTGTTATTTGTAATGTAGTTAGCGTTAGTTGCGCCAGTGTAGCCCAAGTTTGCTAAGGTAAGGGTATGTGAACCAAGGCCTGTAACGTGTCCATATGTGTCAAGCGTCACATCTTGAATAACCGTAGCGCCGCTGTTGTTTACGCTGCTTTGGGAAGAAGTATCAGCGTGACTGAGCGTACCAGTGCTAGTAATAGTGCCACCTGTTAAACCACCGCCAGTAGCTACAGATGTTACTGTGCCTGTTGTTGTTGAATAACCAGAATCGTTGTTAAAACCGCTGATGTTGATATTGCCCTTGGTTAGCTTGCGCTGCGCGTTGGACGTATCAACCACTACAAAGTAATCGCCGTCACCGTTAGTAGTGGAGGTGGAAAGCTCGCTTAAATCTACATTAACGGTAACTGTAGCAGTTTCACCTCCCCCACCAGACACATCGATTGCTGTACCCGCAGTGATATCCGCCACATAATTACCTGTAGTGTCCGTACCAAGTGCTACAGAGTTAGCAGCAATAGTAGCCGCAATAGATGCGTTACCAGAGCCGTCAAAAGAACCTGATGTACCTGTAACGTCTCCAGTTAGGCTAATTGTTCTTCCTGTTTCTAATGCTGTAGCCGTGGCAGCATTTCCAGAGGTATCCTGATTACCTGCTGTATTAACACCTGCTAAGTCTATATTTGCAGAGCCATCGAAAGACACGCCGCCTATATTCCTAGCCGTTGCTAAAGTTGCCGCCGTAGACGCAGCCACGTTAGTTACATTCCGCCCATCTGCGGCAGCTATATACCCACTAGCGTCAAGGTATACGGCTTTTTCGGCAGGCTGCGTAATAAACACATCCTTGTTTCCAGCCCCTAGATTTACAGCACTGCCTGAGTTGGAACTTTCTAGGATCGTTGTTCTGGCAAGCGTAGTTCCTGATGAGGTGAACGTGCCAAGCCCAACCTCAAATGCACCTGTAGCGGATTCAAAGATTCCATAGTAAGTGGTATCTCCGTCTGACAACACAGACGTAAAGGTTTGAAACCCTGTCACAGCGCCAGCTAATGTCAGGGTTCCAGTACCAGTCGTCGCGGTGGTCTCTTTCACACGATCTTTTACAACAAGTGCCATCGCAACAATCTCCTAGCTAACTACAGTTTAGGCGATACGAATTATCGCGTTAGTCGCATCCGCTGTGGGGAACGCAATCTGAAAATCACCCGCCGTAGAAGTTTTGTCTGAACCAAAGTCTAGGACCACAACAGTGTTTGTTGTACCCGTGTCGGAACCTTCGGTTGTGTTGTAGATCAACGCACCGCGAGCAGTGATGGTAGCAGATGTAAACGTGATATCCGCAAAATCAGTAAACGCTGTCGTACCAGACGATGTAGGGTCAATCCGAGTAAGCGTACCACCACCCGCAGAATAGGTGCCAGAGTTGCTTACTTCGTTAGTAGCCGTGTAATCTGTCGTCGCTGCGGTAAACGAAGCACTGTTGTCATACAGAGCGATTTTAAACGTGTCGCCGCCGCTGAGTAGAAAGTTATGTCCGCCTTCAAGAAGTTCTTTCTTGAATGACGTACACATGAAGTTACCAGTAAAAGCCATGTCAAAGTCTCCTTATAAGATCGGCTAGGTCGGGATGCCCCGCATCATTAAGTGCATTATATACACTAGTTCGGTCGCTGCGAATAGCCTGCCGCATATAATATGCAACAAGCGTCTCAATGTGCTTTGAAAAAGCACGGGCTTGATCCCTGATGGCTGGGGGTGCCGTATCGGATACAGAGATCAATTTCTGAACGCATTGCTCAGAAAGCTCTTCAGGTGTGAAGCCACGCCCGTCAGTAGTATTAACTAATACCACTTGTTCGTTTTGGGGAACATTCACATTCAATTCAAACATTATTGCTTCTGCCTTATAACTTTTCCTGTACGGTATTCATCTGTTGTTTCTTTCGCTTCGCCCAACATTTTCAGTGCCATCATGCTCTCTTGAAACCGCTTGTCATAATATTGCATCATGTCCTGCTCACCCTTCATAAAGAGGTAAGCTTCTACCAAAGCCCCGTACAAAAGAGTAAGTTCCGCGTTTTCACTCAGCCATGTCGTACCACTTTCTTCACCTGCCGTAAGACTTGCGGGCCTGTAAAAATAATGTAGTTCCGCCGTATATACCGCATTTGGCGTGGGAGCTAATAAAAAATTATTAACGTCAAAAACAGAATAATAACGCGGCTCGCCCGTTGTGGATGCGTCTGGAGTATACGTCTGTAAAAAACTAGGGTCTTTAAACTCTACAAAAAATTTATCACCGTTCGAGCCTGTTAGACTTAACGAAAAAGGAGCTAAAAAATCACTGGGGCAAGCTAAGTATTGATTTGAGTTTGTTGTAGAAGCCGTAGAATTTTTACGAAACAAACTTAATTGAACCATTTTTAAAATTCGTTCTTCAGATAAACGAATAAACAAAGGCAGGTTTGTTACAAAGGATGTCTCGTCATTCTCCGTATAATCCTGAATAGCCTGCTTTAGCTGCGCATATGTAAAACTCATGTTGTCACCACCGTTACTGTTCCAACGCCGCCAGAAAGGGCTACTGTGTTAGGTATTTCTGTGGGCATTTCCGCAGTTCCCGCCGTGCTCCAATTACCGTTACCTAAATAAACAATGCCGTTAGTCGTAACCACTAAAAAGGCACTCGTAGGGTTGCCCGTATCTGGACGCGCGTCTTTTAAAGCTTGCGGGTCAATAACTTTCTGAAACGGTCCAAGTTGAGGCTGTTTGGATTCAAACTCATCTTTTCCCACAAGCGCCCCGGTCCACTCTTTACGCATGTCTTTGTACCGATACCGGAATCCGGATCGGTCAGAGATAGCAAAAGAGTTTTTACCAGACGCAAACTTACTCATTAGTTAGTCCTAAAGTACTGATACTGAGGAACAACGTTAAAAGAGGACCTGTCGCGGTCCTCAGTCATAGCTCTTTCGAACTCTTCTTCATAAACAGCTTTCAAAAGCTGTACACGGTTCGGAGCTCTTTTCATGGAGATATAATACGCTAGCCCTGCGGCCAAACAAGGGTAAAAACGAAAAGGCATATCAAGCGTGTTGGTTTGACCATCCGCATCATTCATACGAGTTAACGCATCATAGATAACTACATCCGTATTGTTTTCAGGTCGCGGCCATATCTGCAAAACAGGCGTAGTTTGACGATCTAAGAAAAACTGAGAAGGTCGTCCCTGACTTGTTTTGTTTGGAATAGATAAAAATGTGTCTCGACTAACCCGATCCAAAGCGTAATCGGTGTTACTTCGACGAACCACAACCGATAAAACGTCTATAACATCGGCACTTATCGAAATGTCGCCATCCCCCTGAGTCGAGGTAAAGCTTCTTTGCTTTATAGTCCACTGATTTAAACCGCGATTTGCCCATTCCGCAAGCATAAGATTTAAAGACCGCTTTGCAGTTTTTAGATCATACCCCGTCCGGACCTCTAAACCGCAGCGTTCAAAGGCCTCTTCAATATACTCAGCAACGTCTAGTTCAAAGTCAGATGTTCCAGATAACGCCATTTTAGCCTACTTTTTAGATTTACGAACGGCTCCACCGCTACGAAGTTTCTTAACCATGCCGCCGCCACGCAGCTTCTTAACCATGCCGCCGCCACGCAGCTTCTTTGCCATGCCGCCGCCACGCATCTTTTTAGGTTTCATCGCCATTTTTTAGTCTCCTGTACAGTTTTTCACGGTTAAAGTATATTTCTGTAGAGTTGTATTCACCGTCATAGCTATCATAGTATCCCTTTTTGTCCAACCTGTTTGCTGCTTCCTGTAACTTAGAAAGTCTTTGAACAAAAATCATGCTATATTCATCGTCAACGTCATAATTAAAAGTAACGTCTTCTACAAAATCGCTCGGCTCATCTTCCGGATTAAAACCCATTAACCAAATGTCTTTGTCTATAAACATACCTTCAGAAATTCTAAGATTTAGATCGTCCAAATATTCGTGAAAGTCTTCGGGATTCTTTGTGTTTTTTAAGTCAACAATAATTACCAGATCAAACGCGTCATCAAACATAGAAATGCAGGAATACAGGGTCTGATAAGAGTCTTCTTTTTTAAAAAGAATCGAAACCTTGTCTTCTAACCACGCTTTTTTTGCAAAGGGGCATGGGGGCAGGCCGTTGAAATGAACACTAGGCTCTTCCAAAGCCGCTTTAGACCAACCCATAATCTCGTTGACCAAAGCTTTTTCGGTAGGGTCGCTGTAAAAATCTAAATTCATCCCTGAGTCACCGAACCTTTTGTATGTTTACGACGATCTGCCATAATCATACCACACCCTCGTGCAACAGCCGTACCGGGCTTGGATTTTCCATTATACGGCCTTTTAGCTTTAGTAACTTC